TAAACGTTTGCGTTGCGTCAAGCTTTACAGGTGTGACCCACGAGGTAGTGCCGCTGCCGTTGGTCTGCAGCACCTGAGCACTGCTGCCAGTGTCGTTAGGAAGCGTCAGTGTGTAAGAAGCTGCTGCGCTGTGCGGTGGACCTTGAACAAGAATCCCGTGAGAGTTTTGCTCACAGTTCAGCTTGATTGCACCAGAGCCACGAGTTGAGTTGCCCTTGAAAACAACGTGACCTGAACCGTTGGGGTCTAGGTCAATGTCACCGTTGCTTGCACTAACAATGTCGTTGCCATTGATGTCTAAGTTGCCACCAAGTTGCGGCGATGTGTCAGCAGAAATATCAAGCGTTCCCCAGCTAATAGCGCCAGAGGCACCACCGCTCTTCAGGAACTGCCCACTGGTGCCATAGTTCGCACCAGCAATGCCAATCTGACCAGCTGGACCGACCCTGAAGCGCTCACTGCCTTCAGTGGTGACTTTGAAGTGTCCATCAGAGCCGGTATCAATAACCTCAGCTTCTGTGTTGCCCTCTGAAATTTTGTCTGCATCAGCTGCAGAACCACTTGATGCAGCCGTGATTCGGCCTTGTGCATCAACGGTGATTGACGAGTTGGTGTAGCTACCAGCCGTCACACTTGTATCCGCCAGCTTCGCTGCGGTCACAGCGTCGTTGGCGATCGTGATCGCACCCGTGCTGCTAATTGTCGCGTCACCGGACATTGCAACAGCAGCGGCCACATTGCTGCCATTGCCAACAATCAGCTGACCAGAAGTCAGGCTTGCAAGCTTGCTAAGGGCAATACTGCCAGCCAACATCGCGCTGGTGACCGAACCTGTATCGCCCGTAGTTACCAGGGTGCCAGAAATATCCGGAAAAACTAGGGTCCTGTCGGCAGTTGGATCTGTGATCGAAAAAGTAGTTTCGAAGTCATTAGCAGTGCTGCCCTCAAATACAAGAGAAGACGCGGTGCCAAGCGTTACGTTGCCACTAAATGTTGTTGTTCCGGTGAACGTTGGGCCAGCCAGTGACGCCTTTTCGCTGTCAAGCTCTGCGATTGCAGATTGAACATTGTCCGCCGCAACGTTGCCTGTCGGGGAAAAGCTGACATTGCTTGCAGCCGTAGCAGCCAGCGCGGTTGACAGGTCAAGAACCTGCCAAGCAGTGCCGGTTGACAGCAGAAAATCAGGCGGGGCAAGTGCTTCTGCCGGTGCATTGCCGCTGCCAGTGCCTGACTTGCTAACAGTCAGATAATGGTTGAGGTTGCTCGCCGCAGGTGCAATTAGTGCTTGGCCGACCGTCAAACCGATTGCAGTGCCCTTAGCAGTTACTGAGGCAACAAGGTTTGTGCTGGCGTCATACGTTCCAGCAAAAACAATCTCGCCGCTAACAATATCAATAGACTTAAATGCTGTCCCCGTATAAATATACAAGTTTTCATTTGTGGCATCATAAAGAAACTGACCATCAAAATCTGCTGTTCCAAAATTAACAACGCCGTCAGTGTCAGGCGCTCCTGCAAATCTTGTGACAGAACTGCTTGCAAGTTTCGCGCCGGTCACAGCATCGTTCGCGATCCGTGCTGTTCCAATCGTTCCTGAAGTCAGCTTTGCTGCGCTGATGCAGAAAGCGTTGTGCCAGCAGTGACGTGACCACGAGTGTCAACAGTGACTTTCGGGTAGGTGCCAGCAGTAACACCTGACGTGTCATGGGTCAGCGCACCAGCGCTACTAACAGACAAAGCACCAGAGGGAACAGACAGGCCGCCTTTGGCAGTTGTAGTGCCAGCAGGTAGATCAGTTCCGGTCAGCGCGGTCGTTGCCGTGATGTGACCTTGGGCGTTAAATGTGATGCCGCTTGTCGTTCCAGCCGTAATGCTGTCGGTGTGATTCAGCTGGCCGCTACCTGTAACGCTTAAGCCGCTGCCAACAAAAATGCCACCAACTGCAGAGGTAGTTGCCTTAGGCAGATCACCAGCGGCAATGCTGCCAACAGCAGTGATATGACCAGAAGCATTAACGGTGAATCCGTTTTTGGTCTGACCAGTGACGCTGGACTGGTGAGAGATGACACCACTGCCATTGACGCTCAGGCCAGAGGCAGACGGAACACTGATGCCGCCAACTGCAGAAGAGGTTGCAGCATCAACGGAAAACGTGCCAGACGTTGAAGTCAGGCCAGTGCCTGCAGCAGCAGCACCAAGGGCTGAGGCAGTCGCGACCGGCAAGTCACCAGAAGCAATGACCCGCGACGTATAGGCACCGCCTGCGCCGGTAGGACCAGCAATAAATTCTTTGGCTGTCGAGCTGGAGCCAAGTGAGCTTGGACTTATAGATGCAAGCTTTGCTGCCGGAATACTGGCGTCATCAATCAGGTCAACGCCCTGCTCAACCAGGCTTTTAACGGTAACTTTCTTGGTCTCGCTTGCGCTTACGTCGGCAATAGGCAGAACATCAGTCGAAGCTACGTCGGCTTCAGCCAGCTCTGTAAGGGCTGTGATCTTCTGATCTGCCATTACGCCAAGCCCCTATGAGACTAATCTTCAAGCTCTAGCTTACCGCTGCCAGGCTGCTCAAGCAGGATGCGATCAGTGTCTTCTTTCAGCACATAGTTGCTAGTGATGCCCAGGCCCAACTTGATTGAGATGGCACCAGTGGTCACAAAATTGAAGTTAGAAACCGTCAGC